GTTAAGTAATGACATTAATTTATGAAAGGAGGATGCACATATGGCACGAATAATGAATCCTGATTATATCGAAGAACCTCGCTTATTCAGAAACGAATGGAAAAATGATGAAGTTGATAGATCACAATTGAATAGAGAATTTCTTACAAATGAAGCTGGTGGGCTTAGAAAAGAAATAGAAGATAATATGCAAAATCTTGCTCTAACCGCTAAGCAAACCCTTCGAAGGAGAAAACCTATAACCGACTGGAAAACAACCAACAAATCATTTTTGAATATGTATAATACTCTTCATAAACTCGGGATAAAAAATAACAAATTTTTTCTTCGTTTGTATGATAGAGATCTTTCCGGTGTTGATGTATATAATACAACAATGCCAAAAGATTTACAACTAAAAATTATTTTGGAATGCATTATCAATCCATGGTATTTCTTAAGAGAAGTTTGTAGAATACCAGTTGATGGTAAACCAATTGAGCCAGGTGGCGGTGTTGCGTTTATTGCTGATCGTAACAATATTGCATCATGGTACTGTTTCTTGAATGGTATTGACCATTATGATAGTAAATCACGTCAGCTCGGTAAAACACAAAACGCAGTTGCTCAGTTAAACTATGCTTTTCATTTCGGAGCAATGTCTGCAACAATGTTATTCTTCTCTAAGGATTTTCCTTTAGCAAAACAGAATCTTTATCGTTTAAAATGTCAAAGGGATATGCTTCCTAAATGGATGCAAATGAGAATCGCTTTTAAAGACGATGGATCTATAGATAAAGGACAAGATAACGTTACAACCATGAGAAATCCTATCACAAATAATGTGATAAAAGTAATGCCTAAAGCAACATCTCAAGACGCAGCAGTAAAACTCGGTCGTGGTGAAACATCTTCTTTCTATTGGAATGACGAGTATGATTTCACCCCTTTTAATAACGAAATTATGGATGCTGCAGCTTTTGCATATTCTACTGCAAGAGAGAATGCTAAAAATAATAAGAGCTTATTTGGACGTATATTAACATCAACTCCAGGCTATTTAAATACACAGGCTGGTAAAGATGCCGAAAAACGTATTCAACGTATGCTTCAGTGGGATGATCATATGTATGATGAACCAATAAACAAAATCCATTCAAGACTCAATAGCAATAAATGTAATGGATATATGTATATTGAACATACATGGAAGCAACTAGGAAAATCTCTTGATTGGTATAAGAATCAGTGTAAACTTGTTGACTATGATGGCGATAAGATTCTTCGTGAAATTGAACTTCAAAGAATTCAAGGTAATGAATTATCTCCATTTAAAAAGCAGGCTCTTGTTTTTATTGCACAAAATAAGAAAACTCCTATTGAAAAAATAAAGATTGATAAAGAACTTGATCCAATTCTTCAATACGAGAAATTCAATAAAAAGATTACGTATATTTTATCTGTTGACCCTTCAGAGGGTTTGGCTTTGAATAATAATGCATTTACATTGATAAATCCACATACTCAAATGATTGCAGCTGAGTATAAATCCCCATATATCTCTCCTCCAGATTTCTTTAGAATGATTTGTGCTTTCATTAAGAACTATGGATTGAAAGTTATGATTGTTATCGAGTCAAATAGAGGTAGGGAATTGATCAATAGATTCTTAGAATCCCAGTATCGTTTTATGCTATGGTATGATGAAGACAAATTGACAGCAAAAGCAGTCAAGAATGTTGATCAATATGGAGCCGAAAGACAAGCAGCAAATGCTAGAAGATCCATTGGATTTGATACAACAAAAAGTACAAAACCATTGTTATTTTCCATCATCGAAAGATTTATGGAGGAAGAGCTGGAGAAAGTAAATACGGAATATCTAGTAAAGGATGTTGCCTGTGTACAAAGAAAGCCAAATGGGGCAATCATTATGGGTGTTGGAGACGATGACGAAGGTGAAGGACATGGAGATATCTTAATGGCGTATCTTATTGGATTATTTGTATTATTCAATGCAAAGAATCTTGAAGAATTTGGAATTCACCCAGGAGCATCTGAACCGGAAGACCCTGATAGAGAATTAACAATGGAAGAGCAAAGAATAAAGATTCAGTCTGTAATGGGTGACTTACCTCCAGAAATGCAAGAAATATTTAAGGATTATATGAGACAGACAGATCCTGTTGAATCTTCTCAAAAATATCAAAAACAAATTCAAATGGAAATGGAGATGCAGGAAGCAGCTATGAGAGGAACGGATGAATATTTTAATCCGGGTATGAATAGATTCATTGATCCTGGTCAACAAGATGATCTATGGAGATCTACAAATGAAGCTATTATGGAAGGCTATAACAGTGGTAGATCTGATCCTTCTAGGATGTTCAATGCTGAAGATTGGGTCTAATCTCCATATATCTACTATACTTTTGATTTTGTTATATATAACAAAGTATTAAAGACTTATGGTATTTTCATGAATATCACAATATTAGAACAGATAGTTTTAAATCAGAAAAATAATAAAGGAGGAATAGAATATGCCTAGATCAGGACAAATCATTCCGGAGCATCTTTATCCACACGAAATGGTAGTGGTTAATGATAATACGGAATATGTACAAACACTTCCTGAAGCAGAAGACGATTCGATCCATATGCTGTTTGTATTTGCATCCCCTAAGGGAATCGACAATTCCATTCAGGATATCAAAGGCGGATTGTCTGAATTTGTTTCTATGTTTGGCCAGGGTCCATTCAGTCTTTATGGACAGCCTTATTTAAATGCATACAATGCACATAAATCTGGTTATATTACCGGCCACTGCTTGCGTGTAACAGCAGATAATGCTAACTACGCAGCTTCTGTTCTTGTAGCTCTTTACAAGATTGACGAAACCGGAAAAATGACAGTCAAATTCAAGACAAGAACTGTTGACGATCCACTTACCGATCTGGATGACATGGAGTATCTCTACACGTCACCAAAGGAAGTAATTGCCGACGAGTCTGATGATGCTGGTTTCACGGAAGTGAAACTTATGACTGTTGCTGCACTTGGAAGAGGTAGCTACGGAAGAAAACTTCAGTATGCAATAACTTCAAACACCGGTGGAGACAAAGAGAATTCATACAAGAACTACATCTTCCACGTATATGAGAACTTCAGTTCTTTAAGCGAGGTAGAAACATTCTCGGTATGTTTTAATGAGGATGCTATTGTTGATGACGAAGCTCTGTTTGTTGATGGAGTTATCGAACACCCGACAGCAGGATCTAAGAGAATTAAGACATTAACTAACATCGAGGGATTCCAACAGATCATTGATGCATACAATGATGCAAACAGTGATTCTACATTCACTATCGATGATTTCGATGTGCTTCTTGGAATCAATAAATATACAAGAGATGCGATTACAAACTACGAAATCGACTCTATGTCAGAAGGAGTAGTTGTTCCAAATCTTACTGGAGGTATTGCACTTGAAGGTGGCGACGATGGAGATCTTGCAGATTCTGCATCAGCAGAAGTTCGTAAGGCAGCTCTTGAGGCAGCTTACTTAAAGGCATTCCAGGGACTTCTGGATCCTATGATCGTATCTAAGAATAAGTATCCATGTCATGTGATTTTGGATGCAAACTTCCCAGTTGAAACTAAGCAGGCAATTGCTGCTCTTGTTGAGAAGCGTGGAGACTGCGTTGGTATTATCGACTGTGGTACTGAAATTAAGAGCGTGAGATCACCTCTTACTTATGTGAAAAATAACCTTGATTCTTATCTCCGTAACAGGAATGAGGTAATTGAGGCAATCTGTGGTAAGATTCGTGATCCTTATTCAAAGAAACTTTCAACCGTAACAGTTACCTACTTATTGGCATATGCACTTCCGGTGCATTGGGCTGAGTATGGTGGAAAACATGTTCCATTCGCAGGTAACACCTATGGAATTATTGACAATGACTTTGTTGTAAACTCTATCTATCCGGTTTACGATGAGGATCTGCACTCAGATCTGATGGACGAAATGGTAGAAGAAAGAATCAACTTTGCCAGAATCAATGCAAACCAGCGTACGATCATTGCAACACAGACAACCAGACAGGTGAAGAGTTCTAATCTCTCTGAGCTTAACAACGTATTCATTCTGTTGGATATCAAACGTGATTGCGAGAAACTCTGCGCAAGCTATCAATATAACTTCTCAGAAGCTGAAGACATCGCTAGATTCAATAAGGATGTAGAGACTGTTCTTTCAGATTATGAGGACGCACAGGTTAGATCTATCCATGCATCATTCGACAAGAATGATTGGGAGGCTGAGAGAGGTATTCTGCATCTTTATGTTGAACTTGTTCACAAGGATCTGGTTAAGACCTCAATCATCGAGATCGATGTAAACCGTGGCAACACATCAACGTCGAACGAGTAAGGAAAGGAAGGTGGAAAATTATGGCAGCAACTATTCAAACAAATGCCAAAACTAACACCAAGAATTATCAGAACTTCTCATACTTCCTTGGTGGTATCGACGTGACACAACAGAACTTGGATCAGTTCACCCCATATATTCAGGGTGTATCTCGAATCTTTCTGTATACAGCGCCGATATTTATGGCAAAACAATATCCGAATGAGACAAAGAACTTCCGTTCATTGATCGAAACAGGATATACAAGAATTGACGGTATTGCGGACATTTCCGTTGACTTCGTTGATTTCGAAGGTGGTTTCAATGGTGATAAATTCTCCAATGTAAGCCAGGCAAGAGACGATACAGATACTCTTACAATCTCATTGTATGAACAGACTGGTTCACCAGTTCGTGAATATATTGAGACATGGGTAACCGGTACTCGTGACATTCGTTCTGGTATCGCACATTATCATGGTGCATTAGTAGATCACAGCAATGTGGTTCGCTATGGTGAGAAATACCATACCGCCGAGTTCATTTATGAAACCCTTGATCCTACTGCTCAGGAGCTTGAGTACGCTTGTATGTTTGCTCATGCATTCCCGACTAAGGTACCGAAGTCACATTTGAACTTCGAGAAGGGTAACCGTGACAACGTATCTATGGACCTTGACTTCAGGGTTAAAAAGTACGAGTCACCAGCAATCAATAAGGTTGGGCAGTATTATCTTGATGCATCTCGTATCGAGTACAATTACTTGAAGTTCAGCCCGAACATCACAAAAGCTGATGTAACCGCTGTTGCTCAGCAGTATGCTACAGGTAACAGCAACGGAATCTAATAAATTCCGATTAAATAAATAAAAAAAGAGACAGATCTTGATTGATCTGTCTCTTTTCACATGCCTTTAAGGCATCATCGTGGTAATGAATCTTCCCTTTCCTCAAGATCTGTATAAGATTTTGTTCTGGTAGGCCACATCTTTCGTTTATTTTCACCAGAAGCGTCCTGCCAGATTTCAAACTCAGACATATATCTGTCTAAATCATCATCGGAAAGAGTTTCCGCATTCATGTTATAGAATGTTTTCATATACCACTCAAAGGTTGCTGCTCCTGGTTTCTTCATTTGTTATCCCTCCAAGTTGTATATTATCTCAATGTTTCCCTTTCATTCATCAGTTCATTGATGAGTTGCATGATCCCGCTGTTTTCTTCACCATGTCGACTTATCCAATCGTCATTAATCTTTTCAAGTCGACTAACACGTGAATCTATTTGCTTCTTACGCATTTCTTTTTCTACATCAGTCATAGAATTTACCTCCTTTCTAACCTGGTAACTATGCTTAACCGACACAACTACATGAATGCCGTTTATGTCGATATGTAGCAATTCATATGTCTCCGGTAAAACTTCGCACAATAACTTAGCAATCGTCTCCTCTTCATTTCTTTGGGCCTTGATCATCTCAAGAAGAATATTTTTCTGATCGATAAGGCTATTCTTCTGCTCCCATAATGAGCTAGATTCCATCAGAAGAGACCTATTGTAAGAAGCAAACACCGGATTGCGCTCTGTCTCTGTAAGATTGTAATCGATGTCGCTCAGTCGATTATTAATGACCGCGATCGACCTATTTATTTGATTAACCTTACTTATTAATGTTCTCATTGTCATCATGTGACATTCCTCCTTTGGATTTGTTATTTTTCATTATCACAATATAACAATATGTATATTTTTTAGTATAAAATACGATAAATGATGAGAGACTTAATAGTCTCTCATCATCTTTATTTAAATTAGAAAGGGTTATCACTTGGATTGTCTTGATTGCCGTCTTGGCTTTTTTTCATCATTTCTTCTGCAACTTCTAATTCTGCATCTTCTTTAAATTGCATCAATTCATCCCAATCAATAAATGGAGAGTCATTTTTTACAATTTTAAGAACGAGTACCTCTTTGATTCTTGTACCATTTGGATTCTTTTCAGTATCTGTAAGTGTATCCCTGCCAAGGGCAGTCTCAGCAAGAGCCTCGGCTGTTTGAATAATACTACTTACATATTCACTGTTATTTGAATTAACAAGAACTCTTGGCCTTGGAAGTTTGATTTCCAGGCTTTGAGCACAAATTGCTTTTTGGTCATCCGTAAGGTTTGAATTTTCACAGAGTTTCTTATATAGAAGAGTAGTTGGCTCTTCTAAATCTGCTTGAAGAGATGCAATTCTTCCTGCAAACTTAATATTTGCAGAAACTAATTGTTTTGCAAAATCTGCAGATCCAGCGTATTCCATAATAACAGAAGGAACTCCTGTACCAAGAATTGCCATTTGCTCCAACTCTTTTTCATATTCTGGATTCATGTCAATCTGCTGACCCTCTTGAATCTCAAATTCAACTAATTTATTACCATCTCGTGTTGTTGGTATTGCCATATTTCCATCACGATTAAATTTGTTGAATACAAGATTTGGCGATAATAAATCATTGAATGTTACATCTTGATCTTGAAGATCTCTGATAATTCGATTTAACTGATTTGTGTCATACACATTGACAGGACCACGATGAATATGTGCAATAGTTTTATTTCCAGTCTTATTGATGTAATTAAGCATTCTTGTCACTATCATAGATAATAGTAACTTTGCTGGGAACAGTGAATCTGATAGAATAGATTCTCCAAACCCATCTTCATTTTCCTGAATTGTGAACGGGATTATATCCGATTCAGGAATAAACTGAATATTGTAATCTTTATCTGTCAATCCATTTGCAATAATAACATCACTGATCAATTTCTTATATTCTGCATTTTGTGTAACAAATTTATTATCGAAATTTTTCAGGATTCCTTCCGAAATTGTATCAACAATGCGCTGGACAGCATCGTGCTTTTTTGCTTCTCCAACATTAACTGCGCTGAATAAAGTATTTCCGATACTATTAATACCAGAAACCTCTCCTACAGAATTTTTATTTTTCTTTGCCTTTGGATGAATAAGATAATATCCAATTACCTGATCAAATATCTTTAATGGTATCAATTGCTTTGGTTCAATGTACTTGATATATAAACCAGGAATATTAAATTTACTTGGTCTAGGTGCTTTCTCATCACTACCAATAGTTCCATCTGGCATGGTTAATTCCAATGGATTTTTAACCAAAGAACTGTTTCTGTTATTACCTTTATTCTTCGATTTCACGAAAGCATCAAAAGCACCTTCTGAATCTGATAAGGTTGCAGCTGATTCTAATGCCTCCGTGTATACAGTAGAACTATCGCACTTTATTTGTGGAAGTGATTCATATAGCGAATCCATAGTGGATTTTACATAAGAAGAATCAAGTTTCTTCTTTTTCGAATCAATTGGATCTGCGTTAGAAAGGATTGATCTAACACTTTCCATAGCCGGAGTAATATCCACATCTCCAAGTACGTAGCTTTCAGTGGCCTTACCATTCTTTTGATCAACATAATTTCCGAATTGACCTTTATTTAATCCGTCTAAGTTCTTATTTTCTCTTTTCTTGATTGCATCATATTCTTCAAAAATTCTATTGTAAGAAACTGCATAAACATAATGAGTTCCTGCAATAAGAGATTTCTTAAACACAATCGTTTTTAGTCTCTTTAGAAGTTTTAACTCCTTTTCCATTCTTTCAATTTCATTAATAATAGCTGACCTGTCTTCATCACTAACTCCATCTGCCAATATAATCTTTCGATTAACTGTTTCTGCCATATTATCTGAAGAAACTACAGCATCTAATACTGTTTTAACAGCTTCTCCCAATGCTGGAATGAATTTGGCAATAAATTTTAAGTCAGTCATTTCAATGAACTTATTCCTATACATTTCTTGGAAATAACTGAATATATCATTGATATTCTGTGTGAATAAATCGTTCACTCCAGGATCTTTATCCGGAGATTTGATATTCTTCATTTTTGATTCCTGATCTAAATGTATGGAATGAACAAAGTCTACGATAGATCCTTGGGACAATCCTTTCGAAATTTCTAATTCTCTATTTAAGATATTTCTAAATTTTTCATCCTTTGCCTTTAATATGGATCTATCTGAATAACTATTATCGATAACCGAGAAAATATTTCTGGCTGCTCTGTCAAACATGGACAGCTCATCAATATTTTGATCTTGTCGATTACGATTCCTTTTCGATTGTTTTTTCGTAGTCGGCATTTATAGTTCACTTCCTTTCTCGTATAATTTATTTGGTTTGTTCTCAGAAATATCCAATTATACTGACAAAAAAAGAACATTCATGCTACTTCAATTTTTTTTCATTATTTTTTGCATGTGATTTCTGTTGTTCGTAATAGATAGTTAAAATCAATGTTGCCAATATTAGGATGAATTCTGAAATACTAGCAATTATTAATTCAATTCTTCCTAATGTTATAGAATATATAAGATCTGCAAGAGAACTAACACTCCATAAAACCCAGCTAGCAACTGATAAATCCTCTGATTTTTTTGTTTTTAACAACTTTAATAGCTGTGGTATGTAAGATATGTAAGTGCATAATGTTACAATTAACATAGTTAATATAAGAATTATTTCTTTTATCATATTAAACAGTCTCCATCTCCTTTAATTCTGAATATTAAACATTAAAATATAATGTCATTAAGTTAAGAGACTTTGATTGCCTTAACTTAATGACATTAGTTCTTCTTTTAATTACATATTAAGCTTTGGTCCAACGAGGAACCCCATTTTTATACATATACATGACTCCTTTGCCAGTCTGTCTAGCATATTCAATTTCACTCTTTGTTGATTCTCCTATGTAATCATTCGGATTCACAACTAAGATCGCGTCGCACATATCAATTCGTTGAAAATGCTCTTCCTTCAAGAGATTGTGCAGCCGTACCTTTTCATCATCCGATAGAGAATCCCAATATTCTTTATCTCTAGAATGATGAAATACTGGACAGCATAAAACAACATTTCCTTCCGTAGTCAATTCTTTTTGAGCAACCATGAAATCATCATAAAACTTGGTGCTCCCGCATAAAGTAACAACCGGATATCTGAGTTTATTTTTCGGCATTCTTCTTTTTTCCTTTCTTTTTCTTCTTATCCTTTTTAGGATGCTCCTGTAGATACTCTTCTAAATATTTTTCCGTCCCATTTTTCAAACGATCGGCTTTGATTCTCATGGCATGGCTTAATTCATCATCTTCGGCTCCAACTAAATGCTCAAGATAATCAATAGAGATTCTAACATCAGCAATTTCTTCCATAATATGATCTTTATCACTTTTCCTCTGATGTATTTAGAAGTCTCCTGAATAAGTTCTGATAATTCTTCCATGAGAATAACCAATCGAAACGTTCCTTTCGGAAATGTTTTCCAGATCTCAGTATCCTCATCTACTTTTAAGCAGTATTTAATTAGCTTTCGTAATTCTTTCTTAGAAAGTTTTTCAAAATCTACTTCTTCCATTCTTTTTCTGAATTCCATTTGATCCATCTTTAAAATCCTCCTATAATCAATTTTATTCACTGATTTGTTGTAATGTATTGAAGATCGTATAACAGTCATAAAGATCTGTTTCGTTCTTAAGCATGTAGAATACTCGACAATCTCGAGAGTCAATCCTCTGATAACAATTTCTTGATATGTTAATTGCATCATCCTTTTTTATATCTAACATTAAATGCTTTGTTAAGGTAATACTTGCATCGTTATATGATAGAACAACGGGATTTGCATTTGCAATCGCATCAATCTGTTCATCCATCAAACGACTAAAATTTCCACAATCTTTATACGATATATACCCTTCTCCTCCTAATTCAAAGAATCGTTTATACATCTTTGGAATGATTCTGGCTTTTCGGTATTCTTCATCATTTTTTTCATTTGTATTTACAATGTTAACTGTGATAGATAAGTCTTGGTCATCTTCTTGACCGAACTCAAACGATGTATCATTTTCTTTAATTGTCATCTTAGATTTCTTTGCTTTTTTAGCATAATCAAAAAATTGATTCGGGAGAATCATTGCGCCATAAAATAGATTAATCTTTTCTGGATATCTCAGATGTATCATTTTCTCTACAAAAGGAACTAATGATTTCATATAAATAGTTCCATCATATGAAATATAATAGCATTCAGAAATATTCTTTAATCGTTGATTAATCTTATTTAACTCAGAATACTGTTTTTTGATTATGTCATCTCTTGTTAATTCTTTTGCCAATTATAATTCCCCCTTATATAAAATCTTCTATATTGTCTTCAATATGAGTTGCAATTTGTGTAAACGATGGTAAATGGAAGAAGGTTTCTCCAAACGCAGTTGGATTATTTTCTGACAATCCCTCAACCATCAAATTACTTTTGTCTGCAGTTTTATTGTAAATAACTTGGTCGTCGCCGTCGATGATATACATATTTTCATATAACTTAATTTCAATATTATCAGGATCTTCCAAATACACCTTTCCGACCATTGTTTCATTAGATGAGTTCATTATAAGCATTCCCGTAGGGTACTCACTTGTAATATCAAAATCAATTGCATGGTCATGAATGTATTTATTAAGAGCTCCCAAAAGTACATATCCAGTCGAACTACAATGACCAGGATTCATTACAAATGCTCCTGCAAATTTGTCTTTCTTTTCTTCCTTAATCTGCTCTTCTGTTTTTGGTACTTTAAATAACTTATTCTTATTCGATCCCATAACCATTCCTGATTCCATATCTGCAAATAATCGTAAGTCATTACCAACTACAGTTGTTGATGTAAATACTTCAGATGGTTTCAAAGAAGATGTTGTCATCACAAGATAAATATAGTTTGCATCATGAGTCTTCCTTTCAATACCAACCTGAAGAAGAACGTCTTTGATATTGTATTTAATGAATTTCCACCAGTCATAATATGGGAACATTTTAATATTTCCATATTCTGAATAATCTAACTTTTCGTCCTTCAATTCATTCTTTGCAATAGCATTTAACTTCACGGATGGTAGTTTTCCTTTACCTGATCGAATACCCGCATAATTAACCATCTGGTCCATAAAAGTTGTTTTTGTATAAGTATCAAAGATATGTTTTCTTTTATGAACTTGGGCATTTTTGTCTTCGTGCCATTTTACTTTTCTTGGTCCAAAGTCTGGGCTACAAATTATTTCAGATGGATCGATTCCTAAAAATCTCGGTCTTTCGATCAAGTTAGAAATATCGTAAGGAGCGTTCCAGAAGAATGCATAATCATTTTGACAATATTCTATAATCTTCCAATACGCCTTATACATGGAAACTTCATCTTCGAATACCATGATCTTATAATCAATCTTACCATAAGTTTCTTCAAAATCTTTTCGGCATTCTTCTTTAAATTCATCGATTCTTGCAATAAAATCATCTGTCTGCTTTTTAAATCTCTCTCTAAGTTTCTCATAAAATTCATACTTTTTACTTGTTTCTGGAACGTGAGGGACATTATCCTGTACACAAACTAATGTATACATAACATCCTTTCCTTCATCAAAGTAAGAGATTGCATTTGTAGGAGTTTCTCCAGGTGTAGGAAAACCATCTTCTATTTGTATAATATCAGACTCGATATCGGAGAAACCTAACGTGAGAGGTTTGTTATCTGTCTTACATCCGTATTCCTTAAAGAATTGCATAATGTAAAAATGTTCAATATCCATATCAATTTGATATACGTATTTTGAGAATTTTGCATCTTTAGGACTACATCCTAAAATTTTCCCTATCTCAGCATATCTGAATTTATACGGAACTAAATACTTATCACACTCTTCTTTCTTTATGAAATTCTTATAATAATCAAAAGTTCGATATTGTGGTTTTACTACATAGATTTCGATCTTTGGATTATTCAACGTTTCTATGTAAATCTTTCCAGTATCAATATCTTTGTAGACAATATCTAAAACATCATCTGGTGTTTTAAAATCATTTGTACCAGAATCATAATATGTTCTCAGTATCATAAGCTTCGACTCATCTAAAGCTCTTGGTAAAAATTTCATATAATTCACCTACCTTAAATTTTTTATGGAGTTGTTGCAAGTGGTGTACATTTCATAAA